AGAATTCTTTGATGAAGGATTCACGGGATATCTTTTACGCGAGCTTGAAAATAGACTTGATGTTTTATACATCATTTTTTTAACGGTTTTACCAGTGTTGTTAAACGCTTTTTTTAAAAAATCCATTATATATTATTAACACATAATAATATACAATTTGATAAAGGTGTTTGTTTGTCATATATATATTTATCTTTTACACATTTATTTGACTTTTTTATGAATGTTAAAGACATGTCAGAATTTCTTACATGTCTTTTATTTATTGATTATAGATAAATGTCAATACTAACGACATGTCTTTTATTTTATTGATTGTAGACATATTGATACTAAATACATGTCTTTTATTTATGAATGGTAAATACATGTCTTTATCTACCATTTTCCTTTTTTCACCGTTATTTGCTGTCCCGCGCTCTTCTTTTTCGATTTACTTGGGTCATAAGCATCGTCTTCATCATCTGAACCCATTCCTTTAGATATTTCCCAGAACTCTTTCGATCCCAACTTGAAATCCGGTCGGCCTTCGGCTTTATACCAAAAAATCTGGTCGTTCAGCTTGTTCGATTTCGCATTATTATTTATTACTAAACATTCATAGTTCTCTGTCGTTTGGTCCATGACCGAATTGAAAGATTCCAATGTAGGAAACATGGACGCATAGTTTTCCCAGATTCTTTTTCGATTTGTCATATATGGCTCACGTAATATGAAGACATAATCTATATTTGTTCTCAAATTTGGTGGTATTCCGAGCGGATACTGCATTGTTATGATCAACATTACCTTCCAGTGTCTCCCGTTCATAAAGAGAAGTCTCATAAGCTTGTCTCGAGTCCAAGATTGGTCATATAAACAATCGTCTAAAATAACAAAGGCGCGAGGGTCGATTGTGGTTCTCTTATACTGTTCCAATTCCTTGTTTACTTGTTTTAAAACCACCTTTTGACGACGCAATATATTCTCTATCAATACCGAATTATATTCCTCATGAATAAAGAGTTTAGGCACATGTGATGCATAAAAACCATTACCGGCCTCAGTCCCCGAAATGACTGTTCCAATAGGTATGTCTTGGTGATGATATAATAAATCTCTTACTAAATAAGACTTACCAGTATCACGACGTCCAATCATGACAATAACCGGCCCCTTATTTTCATCGGCTTTAAATGTAATTGCACGCATATCGAATTTCTTTAATTCTAAAGTCATTTGAGTATGAATATATATATTTCATGTGTATATTTACAATTGTTCTCCTACGCAGACAATTGAATTATAAAGAGTTAGGGTTCAAAATGCTTGAATATAATATTCTTTTGAAATATACAATGATGTCTAAATTCGATATCCATTACCGCAAAATCAAAAAGATTGTTCTCGAGGATTTAGAGAATATGCATCAATCATCTCTTTCTTCACCTGATTCTGAAAAATACCATCCATTCCATATTACGAATCTCCAATGTTATAACCCCATTTACAACCTATTTTTTGAAATGAATAATACAAACTATGACTCCATCGCATTAAATCATAAATATCATATATGTGATTTACATCATGTTTTGTCTACTAATGGAAACGAGCAAAAAAAAGAACGCGAGATATTTATCAAATTTGCGCCGTTATTGGATCCGATTAGATACTTGATTGGAAAATACAAGGAGAAAAAAGAAGTGTTAACCGCACTACCATCATATAATGATAAATGTGATAACAAGCTTGCAAATTCGAACAATGCATCATATATTGATAATTTCTTCTGTTATCTATCGAGTCAACTGCTGAACCATCATGATTTTCCACATGCGATTGATTATTATGGTTCATTTGTAGGTATCCAATCGAAATACAAATTCAACGCTGCTGATGACATTGACTATTTGATACAATCCGAATATTTCACACAAAACAAGGGGAAAATATACGAAATTGAGGAGTCCGAAAGTCCATTTGCTAATTTTGGTTCTCGAAATAATAAGAATAAACTGCTTATTCACAACGATTCTAATATTTCTATTATTTCTTTAGAAGAACTTGAGATTGAATCACTTGATGAACCTATATATGAATCGGGTATTGAAAATGTATACGAGAAACCAGACGACCATTCTGAATCATCAGTAAATACTTCTAATAACAGCGAATTGAATTATTCAGATGATATGAATGATAAAGAAGATGACGGTAGTGAAGATGGAGATACAGAATATGAGACATGTAGTGATTCTGATTCAAAAGAAGATACTGAAGATGATGACGGTGAAGAAGATGACGGTGAAGATGATGACGGTGAAGAAGAAGACGGTGAAGAAGATGACGGTGAAGAAGAAGATGAAGGCGAAGAACCCAAAATAAATGTATTCATATATGATTTCCCGATGCAGATGATTTGCCTAGAAAAATGCAAAGGAACATTAGACGATTTACTCGTTCAAAAACTCCTTGAACTAGATTCGGCAGCAAGTGCATTATTCCAAATCATAATGACATTATTGATGTATCAAAAAGCATTTCATTTCACACATAACGACCTTCATACAAATAATATCATGTATGTTGAAACCGACCAAACACATATCATATATAAATATTCGGGGGTCTATTACAAGGTGCCAACATATGGTAAAATATACAAAATCATTGATTATGGACGTGCCATATATAAATTCGACGGCAAAACATTTTGCAGCGATAGTTTCGCACCAGGAGGAGACGCACATACACAATACAATTTCGAACCGTTTTTCAATGAGAAAAAACCGCGGCTAGACCCGAATTATAGTTTCGATTTATGCCGATTAGGATGTTCTATATATGATTTTATATTGGATATTGAGGACGAACAACGAAGTGGGTTTAAAGCTGACGAATTGCAACGGACGATTATTCGATGGGTATCTGACGACAATGACCGAAATGTCTTATACATGAAAAATGGGGATGAACGATATGAGAATTTCAAACTGTATAAGATGATTGCGCGAACCGTTCACGCCCATACACCCGAAGCACAGTTGGCGGACCCGTTTTTTAATCAATTTAGAATTGATGAAAAATGTTTTGATGATAGCATTGTGGATTTGGATATTATACCTTGTTATTATTAGAATGTTTTTATTTGTGAGACTTCATTGAACGTCTGGCCTTTCTCGATTTTCTTTTTCCTGCCTTTCCTCCTTTTTTATTTTTTAAGCGACGGCTTAATGGAGCTCTGCGAGATGATTCTTCGATTTGCATTGGGCTATGTGGTTGAGTAAGCTTTTCGGTTTTAACAAGCTTTCCAACTTTGGGTTGTTTTTGTGAATATATCATTTCCATTGAAATAATCTGCGGGTTGAAGATATTTTTTACGGATCTTCTTGCAAGCTTTAACAAATTTGACCGTTTTTGTTTTTCAGTGGATGATTTGTTGAATAGTGAAGGCATTATATATTTGATTGATATTAGAATCCAGGAGTATCTGTGAATATTTGAGTTGCCTCCATGTTTAACGTTTTGTTTTCAGTGACGATATTGACGAAATCACTAAATGAACCTTTCATATAGAAAAATCCATATGCTGCGCCTAATGCCGAACCAAAAACGATTACCGCGTCTCTGACAATGAATTTTAAGGGTTTGAACTCTTTCTCTAAATATTTCATTTCAACCACCTTTATTAAAACGAATAGAACGGTTGTGAAAATAGCAAACAGGAAGAGGTTCTCCATATGATACTAAATGTTCGCATATTTTATTGTGAAAATATACGAATTATTGAGGGAGGGTTTTTTGGAAAGATCAATGCTTCAGGGGGTTTTATGAATTGTATCAATTCATTAGACCACCTGAATGTTTTATACATCAATTATAGACGCAAAAATAAACAAAATGTAATTGCGAATTTCACGCAACTATATGCTTATCTTCAAGTAAAGGAGTATCATAATCATTCATATTCTTTGGAGTAAAACATTCTGGTCTTCTTTTTCCTGCTTGTTGTAATTGCAGTTTTATTTGGGAAGAGTACTTACCATTTTTAAAAAATCAACAATATTGGTTAACCTTTTTTAAAAAGTAATTAAAATAGGTAAGAAGAGGAATATCACCATTTTTAAAAATCAACAATATTGGTTCACCTATTTTAAAAAATAATTAAATTGGTAAATGAGAATCCAAAAAAGGGTCCTTTCAGAAAAACCTAAAAGTTT